CGCAAAAAGTCTACAACAAAAAGAAATGAACCTAGCAACAATTGCTATTACAAAATCAAGAATTGGAAAAGACGGAGTGGTATTTGAAAACTGCAAATTCGACAATGGAATGTTGGATATTGACACAGAACAAAGTGTTACGTTCTTAGGATTAGAAGAACAAAAAGAAGAAAGAAACAAAAATCGTATCAAGGAACTACTTGAAAGAAAAAAACAAAAATCGGAAACCGAAATTTAAATTAAATTATTATGGAAAAAATATTAACAGATAACCCTGGTAGGTTTGTAATCTTCCCAATCGAACACAACGATATATGGGAATATTATAAACAACATCAAGCAGCGTTTTGGACGGCTGAAGAAGTTGATTTAACTAATGACATTCGTGATTGGGAAACATTAACAGATAATGAAAAGTATTTCATTAAAAATGTTTTATCATTTTTCGCTGCGTCAGATGGTATTGTGAATGAAAACTTGGCAGAAAACTTTTATAGGGAAGTTCAATATCCCGAAGCGAAGTTCTTCTACGGATTTCAATTGGCAATGGAAAACATTCATTCACTTATGTATTCATTATTAATCGATACATACATCAATGATGAAAACGAAAAAACGGAATGTTTTAATGCTATTGATAGATTACCTGCAGTTCAGAAGAAAGCGAAATGGGCACTTGATTGGATTCAGAAGGCTTCGTTTCAAGAACGTTTGGTTGCGTTTGCCGCTGTTGAGGGTATCTTCTTTTCGGGATCGTTTTGTTCTATCTTTTGGTTAAAGTCACGAGGTATCATGCAAGGATTGTGTAATGCTAATTCACTTATCTTTAAAGATGAAAACTTACATTGTGACTTTGCTATTCACTTGTTAAACAATCACGTAGAAAACAAACCGACTGAAAAAAGAATTAAAGAAATCTTATTGTCGGCACTTGAAATCGAAAAAGAATTTATAACAGAATCATTACCTGTTTCTTTAATCGGAATGAACTCTAACTTAATGAAACAATATCTTGAGTTTGTTGTTGATGGATTACTTGTTAAGTTTGGATGTAAAAAACATTTTAATGTTGAACAACCATTTAAGTTTATGGAACAAATCGCGGTTGAAACTAAAGGTAACTTCTTTGAATCAAGAACCATGGAATACCAAAAAGCTAAATTAAACGAAACAATAACATTTACAGAAGATTTTTAAAAAATATGTCATTAAGAATTATTAAAAGAGGTGGGGACGATGTAGCATTTAATCCACAAAAAATTTACAATAGAGTTAAAAGATCTGCGAAAGGATTGAATGTTAATTCTGATGAAATCTTCATCAAAGTTATAACATCCGTTCCTACTGAAGGTGAAATCACAACAAAAGAACTTGATAAGTTAGTTTATGAAATCGCGGCTTCTTATACAGGAAGCCATCACGATTATTCAAGATTAGCTTCATCAGTTGCAATATCATCTTACCATAAAGAAACTATGGAAAGTTTTTCATCAACAATGAAAACTTTAAATGAAGCCGGTATCGTAAGTGATGATATGATGGAAATAATCGAAAGATATGGTCAGGATAAAATTGATCAAGCAATCAACCATGATAACGATTATAATTTTGATTACTTCGCTTGGAAAGCATTAAAGGATATGTATCTTTTAAAACTTCCTGATGGGAATATTATCGAAAGACCTCAACATATGTATATGAGGATTGCTTTATGGATTACAAACTCTTACGACGAAGCAATTTCATATTACAATTCCCTATCATCACAATTGATATCAAACGCAACACCGATAATGATTAATTCAGGAACTAAGATCCCTCAATTAGCATCATGTGTGTTACAATACAATGAAGATGATTCAAGAAAAGGATTGTTAAGCACAATGAATGATATTTCTACATATTCTTCAGACGCTGCGGGTATTGGATTATGTATGTCAAACATTCGTAGTAAAGAAAGTAGAATCACATCTTCAGGTGGATATGCTGGTGGACTTTTAAAATATCTTAAAATTGTAAATGAGTCTTTAAGATTCTTTAATCAACAAGGAAGAAGACCGGGAAGTGCAGCAATCTATTTAGAACCTTGGCACAAAGATATCGTTGATCTTTTGGAAATTAAAAAGAACACAGGGGCAGAAGAATTAAGAGCAAGAGATCTTTTCACTTCACTATGGATTCCTGATAATTTTATGAGAGCGGTTAGAGATAATAAAAGTTGGTATTTGTTCTGTCCTAACGACATTAAAAAAGAGGGAATCAAACCTTTACAAGAATGTTATGGTGATGAATATGAATCAAACTATAACAAGGCGGTTGAATTAGGTTTAGGTAGAAAAGTTAAAGCTCAAGACATTTGGAACAAAATTGTTGAATCACAAGTTGAGACAGGTGTTCCTTATTTATGTTCTAAAGACAATGCCAATAGAAAAACTAATCACCAAAATATTGGAGTAATTAAACAATCTAACTTGTGTAATGAAATCTACCAATATACCGATGAAGATACTACTGCAATTTGCACCTTATCGTCAATGGTTCTTAAAAACTTTATTGTTGATGGTAAGTTTGATTTCACTTTATTACATAACGAAGTTAAACGTGTTGTTAGATCTTTGAATAGAGTTATTGGAATTAATAACTACTCAACTGAAAAAGGTCGTAAAGGTGGATTGGAACAAAGAGCACTTGCTATTGGAACACAAGGATTGGCTGATGTATTTTATTTAATGGATTATATTTTTACTTCTGAAGAAGCAAAAAAATTAAATAAACAAATCTTTGAAACAATTTATTTCGCGGCAGTTACAGAAAGTATGGAATTGTGTAAGTCAGGTAAATACGAACCTTATAAGTTCTTTGAAGGTTCACCAATGTCTCAAGGTATTTTCCAATTTGACATGTGGGGATTAGACGAATCAGAATTATTTTATGATTGGTCGGAATTAAAAGAAAATGTTAAAAAATATGGTATTTGTAATTCCTTATTTACTGCTCAGATGCCTGTCGCTTCTTCTGCTAAAATCACCGGTTCATTTGAAATGACAGAACCTGCACATTCGGCATTATTTAACAGACGTGTTGTTGGTGGTGAAATTCTAATTGTTAACAAGTATTTAATTAATGACTTTGAAAAGATTGGTATTTGGTGTGAAGACTTAAAAAATGAAATCATTATGAATGAAGGGTCGATTCAAAATATTAATTTTAATAACTACTTAGATGTTGATGATAAACACTACAACAAAAAAGTTAAACGTATCGAACACTTAATTCCTAAATACAAAACCATTTGGGAAATTTCACAAAGAGAATTAATAGACATGGCGGCAGATAGAGCACCATTCATTGACCAATCGCAATCAATGAATATCTATATGTCAAACCCAACTCTATCAAAAATAACATCGTCACACTTCCACGCATGGCAAAAAGGATTAAAGACACTTTGTTACTATGTTAGAACCAAAGCCATATCAACAGGAGCAAAACACTTGGCGGTCGATGTATCTAAAATTGAAAAACCAAGAGTAACACCTGAACCACCAAAAGTGGATTATTTAAATGGATTACCTCAAAAACCTGAAAATTCAGAATTTGAGTGTTTTGGATGTTCATCGTAAGATGATCGTGTATCACGACAAGAATCCCGACATAGTGTCGGGATTTTTTATTTAACAACTATTTATTGAAAATATCGCGACACTATATTTATGTTATATGGCAGATGGAATTACATATGGTATAACCTTTCCCTTTAGACAAAGTGTTAAAGGTGATTACTTTTCATTAACGGAAACGGCTAATGATGAAATTAGAAGTAACCTATTACATTTAATATTATCCAAAAAAGGTAGTAGATATTATTTACCCGATTTTGGGACAAGAATATATGAGTTTATTTTTGACCCGTTAGATGGTGAAACTTTTGAATCTATAAAATCTGACATAGAACAACAAGTAGCAAAATACATACCAAATTTAACAATCAATAGTATAACCATACAACCATATTTAGAAACTGAGGAAGCACCCGGCAATTTAAATTATGAGTTACTTGGACAAGCAAGTATATATAGAGTTCCGGGAGCAAACACCGGTGAATATACCGCTAAATTAAGAATAGACTATACCGATGAAAATAAACCTTTCGCAGCAAAAGAATTCGTAATAATTAATATATAATTATGGCAAATAAAAAGATAAATTATACAAGTAGGGACTTCGCATCTCTTAGACAAGATCTTGTTAACTACACCCAACAATACTACCCTGAGTTAATACAAAACTTTAACGACGCGTCAGTGTTTTCAGTATTGATGGACTTAAATGCTGCCATTGGTGACAATTTACATTTCCATATCGATAGAAGTATTCAAGAAACCGTTTTACAATATGCTCAGCAAAAATCATCAATATATAACATTGCAAGAACTTATGGGTTAAAAATACCAGGGTATAGACCTTCGGTTGCTGTGGTTGATGTATCTATAACGGTTCCACCATTAGGGGATAGTGAAGACTACAGATATTTAGGAATTTTAAGAGCAGGATCACAATTTAATGGTGGGGGGACTACCTTTGAAAACGTTTATGATATTGACTTTTCTACACAATATAATCAAGAAGGTTTTGTTAATAGAACAAAAAAACCAACATTCGATGCCAATAATAAAATTATTAATTACGTTATAACTAAAAGAGAAGTTGTTGTTAATGGTACCACTAAAGTATTTAAAAGACCGATTAATCAAGCGGATGTAGTTCCATTCTTTAATTTCTTTTTACCTGAAAGAAATGTTTTGGGGGTAACGGCAATAATACAAAAAGAAGGGACAAGTTACCCTAATGTGCCAACATATTCAGATTTTTTAAATTCTGATGGTAAATGGTATGAAGTTGATGCTCTTGCTGAAGACACGGTGTTTGTTGAGGATAACACAAAACCAACTGACACGGCAGGGGTTAAGGTTGGAAAGTATATTAAAACTGAAAATAGATTTATCACCGAATATACCCCTGAAGGATTTTTAAAAGTGCAATTCGGTGGAGGAACAACAACACCTAACCAACAATTGGCAGACTTTGCAAGAAATGGTATAAGAATGGATTTGGGTAATTACCAAAACAATATTGGATTAGGTTTGACCGTCCAACCAAATACAACAATTTTTGTTCAATATAGAATCGGTGGTGGATTAGCGTCCAATGTGGGTGTAGGTGTAATCAACCAAGTGGGTATTGTTGATTTTGCAGTTAACGGACCATCTTCTGATGTTAATACCAACGTTTCACAATCATTACAAATAACAAATGTAACGGCAGCTATCGGTGGAGCAAATCCTCCAACAACAGAAGAAGTAAGAAATATGGTTACATTTAATTTTTCAGCACAAAAAAGAGCGGTGACCGTGAATGATTACAAATCAATTATCGATACAATGCCGGGTAAATATGGGGCACCAGCAAAAGTGGCGATTACTGAAAACGATAACAAAATAACAATACAAATATTATCATACGACAATACGGGTAAATTAACTCAAGTTGTTTCTAATAATTTAAAATCTAACTTAGCGGCATACCTATCAAACTATAGAATGATTAATGATTATATTTCTATTGATGTTGCAAAAGTTCTTGACTTGGAGTTTGACATATATGTAGTTTTAGAATCAGATAGAAATCAAGGACAAGTTATTTCTGAAGTGATCAATAGTGTATCTAATTATATGACACCTGAAAACAGAGAACTTGGTCAAAACTTAAATGTTTCTGACATACGAAGATTAATTCAAAATGTTGCAGGAGTTTCCACATTGGCGGACATTAAAATATTTAATAAGGTTGGTGGACAATATTCTTCATCTGAAACATCACAAAGATATGTCGATAAAGTAACAAGACAAATAGAAATTATTGAGGATACTTTATATGCTGAACCAACTCAGATCTATCAAGTTAGATTCCCAAATAAAGATATTAAAGTTAGTGTAAAAAATCTTAAAACGGTCGACTTCTCTTAACATTGTTTATTTTGTGATAGTATTAGTTATTTTTAAAAATAAGATACATAACTATTTATTTTTAAAAGAACAATGACCAAAAGTTACAGAATAAGAACACAACCTGGTATTGACAAAAACATAAGACTTAACGTAAATCAAGACTTTGATTTTTTGGAAATACTTTCATTAAAATTAAAGGCTGAAGACGTATATACTAGATTTTGTGCTGACTACGGAGTAGTTGCAGGTAGGGTTATAGTAAACGGAGGATTCGGAGTTCCAAACGTAACATTATCAATTTTTGTTCCATTAGATAGTGTCGATGAAAACGACATTGTAATATCAACACTTTATCCATATAAAACACCACAAGGTAAAAACGAAGATGGGTATAGATATAACCTTTTACCATATATACAAGAATACGGAGGACATACCCCAACAGGAACTTTCCCATCAAGAAACGATGTTTTATCAAGAACGGAAGTTTTAGAAGTTTATGAAAAATATTACAAATACACGGTTAAAACAAATGAAAGTGGTGACTTTATGATTATTGGTGTTCCATTAGGAATACAAACAATAGTCATGGATTTAGACTTATCAAATATTGGCACATTTTCTTTAAGACCTGCCGATTTAATAAGAGAGGGTCTTGCAACTGCAGAACAATTTGATGGTGATAAATTTAAGTCATCAACAGATTTGGCATCATTACCACAAATTATAAATTCACAAAAAGATATTGATGTCACATCATTTTGGGGTGAAGAAGACTTATGTAACATAGGAATTACAAGAGTTGATTTTGATCTAAGGGATTTGGGGATTAATATAAAACCTCATGTAATTTTTATGGGGTCAATATTTTCAACAACCGAAGAAGACTTTTTAAAAACAAATTGTAAACCAAAAAAAGATACAGGTAACTTATGTGATTTAGTTTCAGCGCCTGGGTCAATTCTTGCAATTAGACAAACAATAGATTATGATGTTGATGGAAGACCTGTATTAGAACAATACATTTTACCTGAAGGTGGGAAAATTATTGATGATAGTGGAACATGGCTTACAGAAGTTCCGATGAACTTAAATTATGTTTATACAAACGAATTTGGTGAACAAGTTTTATCTAACGATCCTGCAATAGGAATACCAACAAAGGCTAAGTATCGATTTAGAATTCAATATCAAAATGAATCTGGAATGGAAAGTTCCATTATGAGGGGTGATTATTTAGTTCCTAATATTAAAGAATGGGGATGGTCACTATCTAATGAAAACGAACCAACTGATTCAGACGCTCAAATGAAATCATATGCATTTAGTTTGGATTGGAATGATTATGGAGATACCGGTACAACTATAGGTGTTAGTATGATTAACGAAGCGATAAATGGATCTGATAGATTTTACGAATTTAATTATAATAAAGTTTACACCGTGTCCAGTTTTCTTGATAGATGGAAGTGGGGAACTAATAGATATAGACACTTAGGAATTAAAGAAATAACAAATAGGTCATGTGCAACAACAACTAATAGATTTCCTGTTAATGATGGGGTTAGAAATTTTAATACCATCTTTTTCCTTTTCAATATTATAATATCAATACTAACACCAGCATTCATATCGATAATGATAATACTTCACGTATTGGCGTTACTTTATCCTGTTATTAGGGTGATAATTGATTTTTTTATTAAACTAATAAATTTATTCTATGATTTTCTTTGTAATATATCATCAATAAAAATAGC